ATCAGCTATATGCTTGATTTCTTTGTAAAAAGAAATAATTTGCATTCCTGCAAAACAGATATTATATTCGCGTTATCTTGATTTTTTTCTGTTGTGCGATCTCGCGCATGGCAGTGCGGCAGCTATTGAGCTTGCTTAGGAACAACTAACAAATGGTTCGCCGACCATTCGTTGATCACTCCGCCTGGTTCTGTATTCACACCCATCCTGGCAGGGAACAGTTTGCTGCCGATCGCTTACAGGCGCAGGGATACGAGGTATTCTATCCTGTTGTTGAAATCAAGCGGCCTAGGCACTCCCTCGTGATCCGACCCTTGTTTCCCCGCTACTTGTTTGCCAATGTAAACCAATTCCAGCTCTGGTCGCCGATACAATCAACCCCCGGAGTCTCATACATCCTTTCGTGGCGCGTAGTCGAGAATGAGGGCACCGAGGATGAGGTCGAGTATAACTCCCCCTCCCCAATTGCTGCAAGCATCATTAACAAGTTAAGACAAACGGTCTGGCAGGATACCAATGGGACCTTCGCCAGAATACATGAGCAGACTAGAGTCAAGGTTGTTGCCGGCGCCTGGTGGGGACATCAGGCATTGTGCACTTGGACTGATGGCGAAAGAGCCAAGCTGCTGTTCGAGTTGTTCGGTCGAGCGGTCGAGTTAGAGTTTTCAGTGGATCATCTGGAGCCGGTCAGTGGTTGAACGTGTCCTTCTCAGCAGCAAGGCGAAAGAGGCAATTGCACGCTCGGTCAAGCATGGCGCCCTTGGCCGGCAGCGTGGCGCACAAAATCGTCCCCGTGCCGAGAAAACAAAAGCGGTCCAGATACTAGTTGACAGTAAGGTAGCTGGGCGGCCGACCGAATACCGGGAAGCTTATTGTGATCTAGTATACAAGTACCGGCTGTTGGGCTTGAGTGAGGACCACATCGCAGAGCTACTGGCTATATCGTTAACTGCCCTCCGATCCTGGAGAAAAAGCCATGTTTCATTTCAGAGTGCGTGGGATAACGGAGGGGAGCTTGCGGACGCGGAACTGGCTCGTTCGATGTTTCACAGAGCCCAGGGTTACAGTCATAAAGCCGAGAAGATACAATTCTTAAAGGTCGGCGACGGCGTCGAAGTTATGCGGGCGGAATACGTAGAGCATTATCCGCCCGATACAGCGGCGGGCGTATTCCTACTTACCAACAGACAGCCACAATTGTGGCGGCGTCGCGATCTGGCCCTGGGAGAAGAGGGCGATGTTGCTGGCCAGGTTGTGGTGCGCGTGATCGGCGGCTTGCCGGATGCAGTGGAGGCTAAGAAGTAAATGCATATCCCGGTTGTCACGCTGCCCATGCTTCATCCTGGGCAGGCCGAAGCATTCTACAAGACCGTGGAGCATGACTACGTGGCGATCCGCTGCGGTCGGCGCTGGGGCAAGACGCAGTTAATCGAGACCATCGCTTGCGATGCGGTATGCAAGGGCTGGCCGGTCGGCATCTTTGCACCAGACTACAAGATCCTGTCAGAGACCTATTACGAGATGCTGACGATGCTTCAGCCGATTACGGTATCGGCCTCGCGTATCGATGGCGTTATCCGGTGCACGACAGGCGGCAGAGTTGACTTCTGGACGCTGGAGAACGAGCGCGCCGGCCGGTCTCGGAAATACAAGAAGGTCCTGATCGACGAGGCCGCGTTCGGCAAAGCCAATGTGATGCAGATATGGGAAACGGCAATCAAGCCGACTCTTATTGATCTGTCAGGCACATGCCTGGTTGCCTCGAATACCAACGGCTCCGACCCTGCTAATTTCCTCTACCAGATTTGCAACAATCCCAAATATGGCTTCGTTGAATACCAAGCGCCGACGCATAGTAATCCCTACCTGCCGCTGCGCCAGGCGCACGAGACCGACGACGAATACCAAGCAAGGCGTAAATTCGAGATGGATAAGCTACAAGCTAGCAACCACCCGCTAGTCTATCAGCAGGAGTATCTGGCCGAGTTCGTTGATTGGAGCGGTTTCGCCTTCTTCGAAAAGGAGAAACTGCTCGTTAACGGAGATCCGGTTGAGCTTCCCACTTCCTGCGATCAAGTCTTCGCTGTCATCGACTCAGCCATCAAGACCGGCAGTGAGAATGACGGCACTGGCGTCAGCTATTGGGCGTATACCGAGCGTCATCCGATCCCGCTGATCTGCCTCGATTGGGATCTCGTGCAGATTGAGGGCGCATCGTTGGAGGTCTGGATACCATCCGTTTTCGAGCGCTTAGAGAGCTATGCTAAGCAGTGCGGTGCGCGCATGGGCTCACAGGGCGCATGGATCGAGGACGCCGCTAGCGGTAGCATACTATTGCAGCAATGCGCCAATCGCGGCCTGCCCGCGCAAGCACTGCCCGCCGCGATGACCGCCGCCGGCAAGGACGCCAGGGCCATCAACGCCTCGGGGCCGGTTTACCGGGGTTTGGTTAAATTCGTGCGAACCGCCTGGGACAAAGTCACGACGTTCAAAGGCGTTACGCGTAACCACATGGCGTCGCAGGTATTCGGGTTCCGAGTCGGCGACAAGGATGCAACTAAGCGTGCCGATGACCTCTTGGATACTTTTACATATGCTGTGTCAATCAGCCTTTGTGATAGTGAGGGGATTAGCTAGGGGGCATCGTCGAGCAGGTGTAAACGACGAAGCACAGCGCGGCGAATAGTATCCAGCCGACAATCAAGCGGATCGGTTTGAACATGCACAGGAAGATCAGCAGCAGGAAGCCGGGGCCGATGATGATCATGGTAACCTCCGCTGCTATTATACCAGGGATGCCTGAATGAGTGGGTTTGGCGCAGATATGAGTGAGGGAGGCGTCGGCTTTACCCAGGCTGGCTTGACAGCGTCGATTGGTAGCAAGCTCATCGACTTGCTATCGGCGGAACAGATCATCCCTGGTTCGCCCGCATCATATCAATTATGCAAGGAGCTATTGGCATACCACCCGCTTGGCGCCAAGATGGCGGAGAACCCTATCGCTCTGGCGCAGAGTCAGGAGCGTGAGATCACCGTCTCCGGCGGACCGGAAAGTCGTTTAGTGCCCGCGTTTAAGAAGGAGTGGAAGGAGACCGGCGGCGTTGCGGATGTGACCGGCGGCCCGGCTGGTGCCGACGCAATCATTCTCAATCTTTACCGCACAGCTCGGGCATATGGCATCGCCTCGCTGATTGTGGGCGACCGGAAGAACCCGAAAGCATCGGAGGCCCCGCTCGACCTCGCGAAGATGCACGAGACCGATCCCTACTACAATGTGCTCGACCCGCTGAATACCGCCGGCTCATTGGTGCTGGATCAAGATCCCAACAGCCCCAACTTCCAGAAGCCGCGCTCGCTGCGTGTTGGCAACCGAGCCTACCATCCCAGTCGCTCGATTGTCGTAATGAACGAGGCGCCGATCTACATCGAGTTTACCAATTCGGCATTTGGCTTTGTCGGCCGGTCGGTCTACCAGCGCGCCTTGTTCCCGATGAAGACCTTCTTGCAGACGATGATCACCGATCAGTATGTTGCGGTCAAGGTCGGGCTGCTAATCAACAAGATGAAGGCGCCCGGCCCGATCGTCAACAACCGCATCCTGAACTTTTTCGGCATTAAGCGCCAACAGCTCAAGGCGGGCGTGACCGGAAACGTGTTGACGATCGGCCACGAAGACGACATTTTCTCGCTCAACTTCCAGAACCTTGAAGGCCCGGCCAAGTTCGCCCGTGACAACTCGCTGCTGAATACGGCAATGGCCGCTGGTATGCCCGCTAAGCTGCTCAACCAGGAGGAGATGGTCGGCGGCATGGCGGAGGGCAGCGAGGACGCCAAGCAGATCGCGCGTTACATCGATCGCGTGCGGATTGAGATGACGCCGGCCTACAATTTCTTCGATCGGATTGTGCAGCGCCGCGCCTGGTCTCCCGATTTCTACAAGACGATCCAACGCGATTTTGAGGAATATCGCAAGGTGCCCTATGAGACCGCGTTCTACACTTGGGTGAATGGCTTCAGCGCGAATTGGCCAAACCTGCTCGCCGAGCCTGACAGCGAGCGTATGAAGAGCGAGGAAATCCGCTTCAAGTCTGTGGTCGCACTGGTCGAGTCGTTGTCGCCGTTGCTTGATCCCGCCAATAAGGCATCGGTCGTGGCCTGGGCAGCGGATGAGATCAACAGCCGGCGTGAGCTGTTCTCTGCGCCGCTGATCATCGACGAGGATGCTTTGGCCAACTATCAGCCGCCACAGTCGATGGCTGAGAAGCCCGAACAGGAAGAAGAGCCTAAGCCGTTTGGGAACACGACATAACCAATGCCTCCCCAGCCCCACACCTTCGGCCGTCTGCTCGCTGAAGCCATCGCTGAGCTGTCGAGCACCGGCTACGTCAGCCCCGAGCGGGTTAACGAGTGGGTGGTCAAACTGCGCAACGCTGCCGAGTACGAGTTCGGGCCGATGGAGCGGATCGACGATGAGGTGCGGTTGCGCCTGGAAGCGATCTTCAAGAACCTGACCGATGCGGGCAAGATCGCCGACTACGTGCCCGGCATATCGCGGCTCACGATTGGCATGGTCAAGCCGGGTCTGCGCGCTGAACTCGACCGCCGCATCCTGGCTGCTGCCGATCTGATCAAGTTGAGCCGAAAACAGGCTATCGAGACAACTCTACAACGCTTCTCAGGCTGGTCTACATCCATCCCGCCTGGTGGTTCCGGCGTCATCGACAAGCGCGCGGTGCGGGCGGAGATCGGCAAGAGCGTTGCGCAGGTCAAGTATGAAGCTCGACGGGTTAACATTGACCAGGGGGCCAAGCTGATCTCGAACATCGCCGAGATCGTCGCACTGGATAACGGCGCTATCGCTGGTATCTGGCATGATCATGGCGAGCATGACAAAAGTTATAACTATCGGCCCGATCATCTAGCGCGGTCGGGCAAGCTCTATCTGGTGCGCGACTCCTGGGCGATCACGCAAGGCTTGATCAAGCGGGGCAGCGCTCCCTACACCGACGAGATTGATAAACCAGGGGAACGGGTTTATTGCTTCCCTGGTGACTCACGGATTCCATTCGCTGACGGTGTGGAAGTAGCGTATCGGCGTTGGTACAGCGGAGAATTGTCCGAGATCGTTATGGCCTCTGGTAAAACGCTCCGCGCAACACCGAATCATCCAGTGATGACGCCGAATGGTTGGGTCGCGATAGGCCTTCTCCAGGAAGGCGATGACGTTATCGAGATTGCCGAGCAAGACATCAAGTCGCGGAAACATAACCAGAACGATGCAATACCCACTATTGCTCAGATATTCGACACGGTTCGCAGTCTTGGGGTTGCGCAAGTGGTGGGTGGGCGTCGTGAGCAATTCCACGGCGATGGGGCCGAAGGCGATATCGATGTTGTATCGGCCACAGGGCCATTGCGCTTCGGGGTCGTACCCGAGAGCGGCAAGGGCGGCTTCCAGTTCGGCTTCGCCAGTGCCGCGCGTCGTTTTGCGTCGAGAAGCGCGTTTTATGCACTCATCAAGAGTTGCCGTGGAGTTGCGGCGCGCGGAGTGGGCCGCTTCCGTACCGGCCTTGTGCTGCTCGGGCGTCTTGTTCTTGGCGATGAGTTCGTTTGCCGCTTGTTGGTTGCGGAGGGTCCCGCCAGCTTCGATGATGCGGCTTCCCGCGGTGCCGGTCGAAACTCCATACCGGAGTGCGATCTGGAGAACGCTGTGCCCCGCCTCGTGTTCGGCTCGCATGACAGTAGCGTCCAAAGAGATTCGGGTAGGGCCGCCCTTGGCGATGCGGCCGGGGCTGATCCCGTCGGCGCGCAGTCTGTGGGTAAGGGCGGACGACTCAGAGTAACAAAATATCTCGGCGATTTCCCGAACACTTTTCCCTTCCGCACGCAGGCGGTGAAAGTGGTTAACGTCAAACGCCTTGTTTTTTCCGGGCATGTTTTCAATCTCCAAACAGAAGCTGGCTACTATATAGCCGATGGAATCCTAACTAGCAACTGCCGGTGTTACTACGTCTGGATCACCTCGCCTCGCCGGATACCCGCTGAGTTGCTGACCATACGTGGTAAGGAATGGGTTGAGCGCGGTCGGCAGGCCGCTGAGCTGCGGGTTGTTGCATGACCAGCCGGCTGGATGATATGCTTGCGCAAGTCGATCGGATGGCGGACCGGGTAGACGCTTTATGTGCTGCTCGGCAGGACGCTGAATGGAACGAGGCTGATCATCCGCGCGGCCAGCCGGAGAACGCGGGGCAATTCGGACCGGGTGGCGGCGGATCGACAGAATCTCCTAGCGCCCCACGCGCCCCACGCGTGGCATTCAAGGAAACCAAGAAGGTCGATGGCAAGCGTGTCCAGGCAAACGGCGCGCCGCTACCTGCGCATATCGAAAAGTTAAACCTGCCGCCGGCATGGACGGATGTGCGCTACAGCGCCGATCCCGACGCCCATCTGCTGGCGGTCGGGAAGGACAGCAAGGGGCGGCGGCAGCCGATCTATTCGGATAAGTTCAACACCGGCCAGGCAGAGGCCAAATTCGGCCGTGTCGAGGAATTGCGCGGAAAGTTTGGTTACGTATCGAAGCAAAATGAGGACGCACAACAATCGACCAATCCGAAGATCAAGGACTCGGCGGATTGTCTGTCGCTGATTATGAAGATGGGCGTTAGGCCCGGCAGCGACGATGACACTGGCGCGGAAGTCAAAGCTTATGGTGCCACCACGCTTGAGGGTCGTCATGTCGTTAAAACGGCTGCCGGTGTGTCGCTCCGCTTCATTGGGAAAAAAGGTGTGTCGCTCGACCTTCCGGTTGAAGATGCCGGGCTGGCGGCGATGTTGATGCAACGCGCGAAAGTAGCCGGAGAAGGCGGAAAACTTTTCCCCGCCACGAACGACAAGGCGTTACTAAGACACACACATTCACTCGACGGCGGTGGCTTCAAGACCAAGGATTTTCGCACACACGTCGGCACGGCAACCGCATATGCTTTAGTCCAGAGCGCGCCGAAACCAACGACGATGGCAGAATACAAAAAGCGCGTCATGGATGTTGCGCGGAAGGTTTCAAAGAAGCTCGGAAATACGCCCGCGGTTGCCATGCAGAGCTACATCAGCCCGGTGGTTTTTGCGGAATGGAGGATTGCCGTATGAGCGACTTTCCAGACGCCCATTTCGGCTCGGCAGACAGAAAGCCAGCCGACTGGCGCGAAACCGACGATCCCGATCCCGACGATGAGCAGATCGTGACGCCACCGGACGTGGTGGCGATGCTGGGGTTTGACCCGGCAAAGGAGCCGGACGCGGGACATGCCGAGGAACCGGACAATGCCACTTGAGAAGGGGCCGGTCGGCAGCGATGCCTTCGGCCGTAATATTGCTGCCGAAGAAAAAGCGGGCAAGCCGCCGAAGCAAGCCGAGGCCATCGCATACAGCGAGGCGGGCGAGAAGAAGGACGGCGGCATGGGCCGGCTCGACAGCATCCTGGCGGATTGCGACAAGATGGAGAAGCGCGTCGATGCGTTGTGCGCGTCGAGGAAGGATTCTGTGTATGATCTGGTGTCCGCGCGGGAAGCAGGGAAGAAAGCGGAGAAGGCTGGAAAGCCAATCACCGCCAATCCTTTCCCCAAAAGAATGTCGGACACTGACCCGGACCAGATTCTTAAACATGAGTCGTGGGAAAGCGGATGGGAATATTCTCGTGATGCCGCAAGCGGCTGGGAGCCGCACGCCGGGCAAATGTAGAGATCGGGCGGGAGACTCCTCAACGCCGCGCTACGGGCAGGCGGTGTCAATGCCCGCCCTCGCTAGGCAGCAGGTCCCGATAATCGAAGTTCCCGCCGGCTGCGATGCGTAAACCCGGT